GCGGTAGCGGGAACCCAAATTGTTTCTAAACCTGCTGTTTTAGCTACTTTTCCATCTAATTGATTTAATTCCGCCGCAGTGGATGTAACCGCAGTCGATGCTAGGGTTAGTTTACCATCAGGAACAATAAGACCGGCTGCGCCACCAAGAATTAAATCGTCTGCACTTGCATCCCACTGCATAAACGCGCTGGCTGTATCTCCAAAAAATTTAACGTCATAACCAGTATCATCAACACCCACCGTTAAGGTAGCATCTAGCTGAACTGCGCCATCAATATCTACTGCATCAAGATTGGCTGTTCCATCAACATCAATGTTGTCAAAGTGTGTTGTTCCAGCCAGATTTACGTCTGTCAAAAGATCATAAACTACCGCACCTGATCCTGCGCCATCTGTAGCGATCATTTTGACCTGACCAGCAAGCACCGCAACATTTGCCCCAGAGCCTTGGGTGAATGTCAAAGTTGCAGACGTTGCATTTTCAATTAGCCAAACTTTTGAAACGGTATTAGGCAAAAGACTGACTGTGCAAGCCTGACCGCCACCAGTCAGCTTTAGATACATGCTGCGGTCAGCGTCTGATGCCCCATCTGCAAGTGTTATGTTGTCTGTGGAGGCGTTGGCAATAGCGCGTGTGCCGTAGCTGAACGCCTCTGCAATAATTTCTAAGTTTAAGTTTGTGACTGTTCCCCATGAACCCGACTGATCGCCAGTCGCCATTTCATTGAGGCGTAAGTCATTGTCATAGGATGAAGCCATTTTAGTCGATCCTTACAATTGCATTGCTTGCAGTAGCCGCTGGGAATACAATTTTAAAAGTACCACCAGAGACAGAGAAGTCACCACCAAAGTCCAAGATTGCAATTGCGCCTCTTGCGTTTGATGAAGCATCGCCCAGCGTTTTGTTGTAAATCAAAGCACCACGAGCAGTAAATGTTGCACTTGTCCACTCTGGATCAGCCGCATCAAAAACACCGCTTGTGCTGTTTTCGGTGACCGCCTTACTTGCCAAAGCATTGCCGCCTGTTGTGTACCCATTGCCGTTGGCAACTTCATTGCTGGTTATGTAACCATCTGTTGCCGCGCTCAGTGTCGCGCTGCTGGTGTATAGCGCAATGTAAATATTGTCACTGTCTAGGTGATGATCACCCAACAGAGCATCTTTTTTAAAAAGTGTGGACATCGCTTGTGTGATAGCCATTATATGCCTCCATTGTATTCTGCTGTATAGTTCCTGCCCATCTCTTGCTGAAAGAGCTGCACAGCCTCATCAAACTGGCCTTTGTATAAGTTTAGCGTTTCTGGTGCTTTAAGGAAAGCAGAACTTTCAAACAATGCAGCTGCCAACAAAACAGCAGGTGCATTGGTGTCGATCCATGTGTCAGCGTTAGATGAACTCAGGCCAGCTGCTGGTGCTATAAAGTCAACACTATAGGCCAAGGTGGCTGATGGTGTTGGTGCTAATGTGATGACTGTTCCAGATGTTCCTGCACTATCTGTGCTGTACATTCTGGGTGTTCCTTGGGTCGTGGCATTTGGCCAATAATCACGAACATAAGAATCTAATCTGTGGTCAAGATACGTGACAACATTTGTATCTGTTATGGAAACCTGACGGATCATCCGAGCTGTTGGGATTGTGTATGAAGCTGTCCCTGCCACTAGATTCGCTGCGGAAGATGTCTGCCGGAAACAAGGAAGGTTCGGAAGCCTTTGAAACACCATTTCTTCAGCTTGCGCTATTATTGTGTCAATTGACGCGACGAACTCTGTAGAGTCATCTTCTATAAAATTTTGAATGTTGGCTTTCAGTGTTGTGTAACTCATATTATTCGCCCCATCCATCTTCTCCCCAGCCAGCATTGCCCCAGCCAAGTATATCTATGCTTTCGTTCCCGACAGCACCTGTTCCACTTGCGCCAGTGGCAGTTGGGGAGCCTACTAGAGCTCCATTCCCGACAGCACCTGTTCCACTTGCGCCAGTCACAATATCGCTTAGTTCAACTACAACCGATGCGAAGACAGGTGTATTTGCCTGCCCTCCCATAGCAGAGTGTTGGGTGCAGTAGTAGTAAAGTGTCGGTGCGCTGTCAGCAACAACTATCTGAGTATACGCGCCAGCATTTCCTGGAGTCCCAGAAGTTGTCACACCTGTTGTGTACTCGCTGCCTCCACCGTGTGTGCCGTTTGGCGTGGTGCTGAATCGCAATGGGTGTCCGCTGTTGCTGCTGTCGGACTGATCGAAATAATATGTTCTGCTTTCCATTAATTCCAGCGTGTCTTGCTGAACGCCAGCAATAAAGTATTTGTTTGCCCCGCCAACACTTTGAACCGTCACTGCCAAGGTTTGCACTGCTGCTACATCTATTGCAACTTCGCCGGAACCGGATGATCCTGTCACACTGATTTCTGTGGTGATAAACAATGAAACGGTGCCAACAGAACCTGTTCCACTAGCTCCAGCTACGGATGTGTTTTCTACATCAAATCTAGATATGCGACCAATGAAGCCTGTTCCATGAACACCAACTCCTGGCCTTTGACGAGGATCTACGAATGGATCATAATTAAATCCAATAAATATTTCAACATTCTCTGGATCGTTGTCTGGCCTTGGGCTGAAAAGAGCTGTTGCATCAACAACATTTTTCGCAGGAGTCAACTGCGGCTGCTTTGGCTCCCAGTCTTCTGGGGAAACTCTGAGGCCATCCCAAGTTGTCTTGAGCTGAGTATAAGGCACACGTAGTCCAGAGCGATCACTGATCGCTAAAGATCGTTTGCCTTTTGCATACTTAACTCTTGCCATCAGATAAGATTTAATCCTTTCGGCCGGACTCTCATTGAAACGCCATCATTGTCTGTCGCAGCTGCAAACTCGAATGCTCTTTCATAAACCTGATTCAACAAGTTAAATTTATCAGGGGCATATTTCATTGCCAGCTTGCTCGCTAGCCCAGCACAGAGGCAATCTGTCCATCTGTAAGGAATGTCTGCATCTTGATTGCTGGCTGTTATATCTTCGAGTTGATTTATTGACCAATAAACCAGACTGTAATCTGTTCTGTCTGGGACTTGCCAAACATTTATTGTTGGAGTGTATTGCTTGTCCAACATATATTGGCTTGGCTTGCCAGAAGAAGATTTGTTTGGCAGTTGGTTGTATTCTGATATGCTGACTCTTTGTATTGTTGTGTCAGTTGTTGTGCCGCCAGTTGTTTGGCGTATCACAACATCGATCAGATCTATCGTCCCGACAGGCAATGTATAAGCTGTTTGGTCTTTGACCAAAGCTAACGTGTTATTCTGGACAGCCCAATAATTTATGCCACGGTTAGCAAACTCGCTGAAAAGCAAATTAAGGCTCCTGCGAGCTGCTTTGGCTTGGTAGCCTGTCCGAGTTTCGTCGTCTATTCCGCACCGCTCAAATGATTCAGCGATTATCTCTTCAACATCGGGCCGGAAAGCGTATGTGTTAGATGTCGCCATTCACTTTTCCTATGCGTAGTGTTTTTTCATCCGCAAGATAATGTTGTATGTGTCACCAACAGCTCCAAGGCCAGTTGTCGTGAACATGACATCGCCAGTTGTGCTGCCATATTCTACAGTTGATGGCAGTCCGCCAAACTTGCTGAAGTCTTGGTATCCGATGTCATCAGCTGCCATATGCATCATTATGATGTCTGTGCTTGCGTCTGCCTCAACCATAACGGTGATGCCTTGAATAACCCACCAACACTCCAAAAGACTGACAGAATTGCAAGACTGTCCATTGGCATTCTTTGCCAAAGTTGAAACATCAACTTTTTTTACAGCATCTTCATCCGCAGTGTCAACATATTGCAATTGGAATGCCATGACTACTTCGTTGGTGTTTTCAGTAATCGTCTTCACACTTGTAATGTTAGCCATCTATGACCCTCCTGTAAATTATTGGTGGGCTTTACACCCACCAAACAATTTTATGTGACGTTGTTGCTTTGAGCATAAACAACCGTCACAGCACCAACACCATTGCCTGTGTTAGCTGTGGTCACGATCAACCTATGATCGCCTGTGCCTGTGTTGAGCCACTTGGATGTGCGAGTTGCATCTGTTCCAGGACTAGCAGCGACAATCCCGACGGCATTGCCTTGGATCGCTCCAGCAGCAGTCAGAGAGGTTGCCGCGCCAACACCACCAAGGCCAAGAGTCGTTGCCCCACCACTCCAAGCTGTGGTCACAGTGACATCAATGGATATCAGCTGGCTGTTTGCTGGGATTATGATATTTGTTGTTGTGGTTGTGGCAGTTTGGTCAATGGCTGCTGTTTGCGAAAGAACAGCAAAGCCTGTGTTCTTCATGTCGGAGCCGACTGTCGTGCCGCTGGTTTCTTTTATCGTGCCTGATTTTATCGGGCCTGAGAATGTTGTTGTACCCATTGTAATTCTCCTGTCTGGGTTAAGTCAGCTGTTGCTGTCAGGATGGAAAAGGGAGGACATTTTGCCCTCCCCAAATTTTATGCTGCGCCTTCAGATCCGAAGACACCACGCCAGTCAGTGAAGCCGAAAGAATAACGCTCGCGAACTTTGTAGCGGACATTACCAGTCTCAAAATCACCTTCCATGCCTTTTTTCATAGGCGACCTTTGGAACATCTTCAGTCCATCAGGGACATCAGTCTGCACAAAGAATCCATCAGCATCAGTCAAACGACGCATAACGTGATAGCCTTTGGGCAAATAGCCACCGGACTTAATCGCATTAAGGTCATTGTCAGCTGTGCCTGTCCGGAGTGTTGACTCCAGAAGACGCTCCGCGACAAACTGATAAGCTGTCGGGATTATCAGCTGAGTGCCTTGAGCGGCAATCCGAAGACCACGGTCGTCTTTCATATCAGAGATTTGAATCAAGATTGACTCTAAAGAAGTCTCCGAAAGATCCGCCGCCGTCGCAAGGACATTAGACTGATTGCCATTCTGGGTTGGGTGAGAAGCACTCAACAAAGTTTGACCATCGCCACCAGTAAACCCAGCAGCTTGCGCATTGTTCAAGACATTTGCAGCCTTGATCTCTTTGGTCGAAGCCATCGACCGCGCAAGAGCTTTTGTGTAGCGAGAAGCGATTGAGCCATATTGGCCATCTTCTTCAGCTTCCTCGGTGATCGAGAATGCCAAGGCAATCGTTTCGTGCTGGTAACGTGCAGTCCACTGTTGCGAAGCAGCATCATAAGACACAGCCGCACCTTCATTTTTAGTGGGAGCGTTGCCAAAACCTTGCAACAAGACATCTTCTTCGAATGCCTTCTGCGAGGTGTTGCTTTCAAATACCGCAGCATATTCTTCTGGGTATCTGTCGTACTCAAGACCGAAGAGAGTGTTCAGTCCTGGCTCAAGCATTTTTGCAAATGATGCTCTATTCATTGCCATCGTTCAGACCCTCCTTATATACCAGCTACATTTGTACCAAGGATGTGTTCATCAATGAGCACCTCCATGATAGCATTTGCGCCGAATGCGTTGTCTGGAGAGTCGTAAAGTGCAATGATTTTGCAAGTAGCAATACCTGCAGCCATCGTTCCACTAATCTCAAAACCAGAGTTACCAGTCAGCGTGGACCCTGCCCCAGCAACAACATCAGCACAGTTGCCGATATTAGTCTGAGCTGTTGTTCCAGCGGACTGAACTTTGAATACGGTGAATGGATCATCGTACACATATGCTATGATGTCTGTAGCAACTGTGCCTGATGGCCAATATTCACTGTAAACATACGAACCATCTGCAGCAGTATAAGACACTCCAGCAAATACACCAATGTTGTTGGTTTCTGTTGCAGTGTGAGGTGTGATGACCCCATCTGCAGTCAGAATGCAAAGATCACCAGTGAAGATGTTCTCAGCCAAACCAGACGTAATGGTATACTTATTTGCACGAGGTGCATTACCGCTCATGTGGCGAATTGGGACGAACCCAAATGCGGCATCTACGTTTGCCATATTATCGCTCCTTAGCGTTAAAGGTTAATCATTCATGACAGAAACCGATCTGCCACGACTAACTTCAGACTTCCGATCTTGATAAATCGGTTGCCCATTGTTCCGTCCTAACGCATCAAGCTCTCCTGCAATTGATTCGTTCTGCTCTAAATTCCTTTTGTTGTACCATTCCTTTTGAGAGGCTCGGTCTTCAACAGGCATTTCACAAAGCAGCATTCCTTCAATTCCAATAGAACCTGCCCACTGGCCGTGGTTGATGGTCGGGAACAACTCATCTTTAACGGAGTCAGCAGAGCGTGGTGACCAGCCTTCGCGCATACGTTTGTATACATTGTCTGGCGAGTCTTTACCCTGAATCGAGGTTGTTACCCATCGTTGGACCATGCCAGGACGAGGCTTCGGTGCATCTAACAACGATGGTGGTTTCCATGCAGTCTTAGGACGAGCCTCTTCTGCACGGACTTCTTCGCGAGTCTCAGCTGCGCGTACATTGCGGGACTTTGTCATGACTTAGCTCCTTGCCTGTTTTTGAATTTCAGCTGCATATTGCTTCAGCCCTTT